GTTAGAGGATGTAATACCCATATCAATATAGCCAGCAAAGTCTGTACCGTTATCTGCATAAGCAATGTAGTCAGTAGATGAGTTTGCCCCATTACCTGAGTTTCTAAAAGCAATCTGTGCAAAGTCATCATCTGCATCAATTGCAAATACTGCAACTGCGTTGGTGTATCCAGGAATAGTAACTATTGTTCCGACAGTTGCTTGTGAAGCAACGTTTCCTGCAGTCTTAGCATAAGTAAATGTATTTAAAGTTGGTGTAGATGCAATTTCATACGTGCCATCAAACGCAGCATCTGGTGGGCTAAGCGCAATAGTTACAAATTGAAACGGAGCAAACCCGTGTGCAGCAGAAGTAGTAATAGTAGCTATGTTAGAGGTCAAAGATTTTGTTTGAGCAGTCTTAGTAACAGTACCTAAAGTCTCAGCATCTGTACGTGCTCCAGGACCTACATATAGCTCTCCCGCAGTAGATGCAACATCAAGGTCTCCGGTTACTCCAAGAGTTCCAAAAGAGTTAGACCAAGAGGCAGCAGTTCCGTCTGTTTTTAGAAATTTACCTGCGTTGCCTGTTTGTGTTGGGACTTGGCTTACTGTTGCAAATTGAAATGCAGAACCGGTTGTCTGTAAGAACTGTCCGTTAGTTCCTGCTGTTGGGTCTGTGTACCCATCAATCATCTTAGACCAGTAGGCTGTATCTGTAGGTGCGTTGCCTGCGGTAGCGCCGGTGTTGATATAGGCGTAAAGGTTATTAGTGTACTTAACTACATCGTTAAGCTGGTATGTAGTGGCACCGCTATAGGTTCCCTTATAGGTAAAGCGAAGCTTACCTAAGTTAAAAATCTGAGCAGCCATCTACTCAACCTCCATAATAAGTTGGTCTGTGTTTGTAGTATCCCACGAAAAGTACAATTCGTAAGGGGTTAGCGCAGTTGTATAATAGGTATCCTCATACCGGGCATATACAGTTCCATCATCATTTACCTGTGGAACTAGGATTTGAGCTGAAGTATCGCCCCATAAGTACTCTTCTACAGTTAATTGATCTGTTTCTGGGTCGTACTTAAAACCATAGAAGTTTTGCTTTGACTTTGAAGAGCTACCTGATAGGGATAGAAAACCGGCCATTAGGCTGTGATCTCCGTTCCAAATACGCTTACGCTGATATTGTTATTTGCCCCGTTAATCGTTACTACGTCTGCGGCATCCATAGTTATACCAAAAGAAAGAACAGTGCTGTCATTTCTAGCGATTGGCACATCGTAGGCAACATAGTGCTTACTTTCTATAGTTGCGCCGTTAGGACGAACAGCCACTCTGAAAGTGGTGCCCTCTGTACCCCTATTAACTACCACAATGCTACTGATGATAGCTGTTGTGCTAGATGGGACAGTGTATACGTTAGTGTCTACTCCAGCCGTGGATACGACTTGTCCTAGCACTTTATATGTTGTTGGCACTGTGTTCCTTCCTAAACTTGATTATTTTACTAAATTGTTCCGAATAAAAATGGATGTAGGGTGTCTACAGATGGACCAGTTGGTCCCGTTGCACCTGCAGGTCCTGTTGGGCCTGTTGATCCAGCACTTCCAGTTGGGCCTGTTGGACCAGTTACTGAAGGTCCTGTTGGTCCAGTTGGGCCAGGTTCTGTTGATGCGGCGCCTGTAGGTCCTTGAGGACCTGTTGGGCCTGTGGATCCTCGTGCTCCAGTTGGTCCTGTTGGACCCTCTAGTGTGCTTGCTGGACCTGTCGGCCCTGTTGGTCCTGTCGAACCCGCAGGTCCAGTTGGTCCCGCAACAGTTGAGGCTGCACCTGTTGCACCTTGTGCACCAGTTGGACCCGTAGGTCCAATATCAGAGTTAGCCCACTCAACCCAATAATTATCATAGTAAACATAATTACGAGCATTGTTAGAGTTGAACCACACATCTCCTGCATTTGGAGATGATGGGGCAGTTGCTCCAACATAGAAAATTCCTTGTGCACCAGTTGGGCCAACAGATCCCGTTGGGCCGGTAGGACCAACATCACCTTGAGGTCCAGTAGGTCCAGTAGGCCCCGTCTCTCCTTGAGCTGCTGCTGTTCCAGGAATACCTTGAGGACCAGTAGCACCGGTTGCACCAGTTGGTCCAGTGGCACCTACTAATCCGGTTGCTCCCGTTGGTCCGGTTGCGCCTACAGAACCTGTAGGTCCAGTAGGTCCTTCTAATCCTGTTGCACCCTGAGGACCGGTAGGACCAGTTATTGATAATCCTTGTGCACCTGTCGGACCAGTTGGTCCCGGAATTGTAGATGCTTCTCCTTGTGGACCGGTTGGTCCAGTAGCACCTGCGGGACCTGTAGGTCCAGTGACTGTGCTAGCGGCTCCCGTAGGTCCTGTAGACCCAGTAGGTCCAGTAGGACCTGTTACTGTTGATGCAGCGCCAGTAGGGCCGGTTGGACCAATTGGGCCTGTGTCTCCAGTTAAACCAGTAGCTCCGGTAGGACCGGTTGCGCCTGTAGGGCCAGTGACATTGGATGCAGCGCCTGTAGGTCCAGTTGGACCTTGAGGACCAACGATTTGTCCAACGTTTACCCAAGAACGTGGATCAGTATCAGACCAAACATATAAATCTTCATTTGCAGAAACAATATATGCATCATTTATTTGATTACCACTAGAAGGTAAATCATTGGTGTTTGCTACTGTGCCTTTAAATTTTATAGAAGTTCCCTGAGGACCAGTGGCACCTGTTGGACCTGTTGGTCCAGTTACGTTAGATGCTGCACCTGTTGCGCCTGTTGCACCGGTCGCTCCAGTTGCACCCGCAGGTCCTGTTGGTCCAGTTACTGTACTAGCAGCTCCAGTGGCTCCTGTTGCGCCTGTTGCGCCTGTGGGTCCAGTTGGTCCAGTAGAGCCAGAGGCTCCTGTGGGTCCCGTTGGTCCAGAAGGACCTTGGGGGCCTTGAGGTCCAGTAGGACCAGTTCCACCTGCTGCATCAGCACCAAACGTAATTATCGTTGTGGGCTGTTCAATTATTTCTACAATCTCTGGATCGGCCATTACAGAGTTACCTGCTTCTCTGTGAATACCTTTCCGGTCATGTAAGTTCTTACTTTTCCAGTAGCGTTATCTGTTAATTGAATGTCGTAATACGCTGTTCTTGGAAGATCTGCAGTTACTGATCCTGGAAGGCTTAGTTGAACAATGTCATATGTGCCGTTAGGTACAGACTGTAGTTTAGTTATAACAAATGTTCCTACAATGACCGGCCCGACTTGAGCTCTTCCACCGGTGTTAAATAGGCGAATCTCTGATTTAGGTGTGTAGTTAGCAAGGTCAAGGGAGAACTTAAGCTTAATAGCAAAGTCATCTCCAGAGTACATAGATAGATCTTTGTTGATGACCTCGCCGTCTGGCGTAATATCTCCATAGGCTGGAATAGGTAGTCGCACTCTTTGTGGTAGAGAGGCGTCATCAATTTCTTGTGGTCTGTACATAGGTACAAGTTTGTTAGTCATACGGCTAATTCGACGAAGATTAAAGATTTCAATTTTGTACATGCCCAGTCCAAGCATGTTACATAGCTCTCGGTACTGTTCTTTTCTAGCAGTTACTATTTCAGAAAGCTGACGAAAACGTTCTGAACGGGGAATAGACACGCCGTCTGGAGAGATAATGTCAATATCAAACGCAGCATCTGTAGCCAGAGTATATAGGGCCATAGTAGATGCTAATAAAACTAATGGGTACTCATCAATTGCTGGTAGAGAAAGCATAGTAGCTCTACTGCCATTGGAATCTGTGGTGCTACGAGCATGCTCTTGAAAAGCAGTATTTACGTAGGTCTCAATTTCAGTATCTGTAAAATACTTGTACATTGTTCCAGAGACGGTAATGATTGCCCCTGTAGTGGGTGCTACAGCTAAGATGAGCATACCAGTGTGCTCTTCAACAGAGGTTGTGCTAGAGACGTTTGTTGCCCCAACTTTTATTACAAGAGAAGACCCTTTTACTGGAGCGTTAGTTAATTGGTAGCGCTTGGTAGCACCGTCACCTACGAAGGTCTCTTCAAAACTACGACCCATATCGCCTAGTTCAGACCTAAGACGACCAGAAAGCGCTGCAAGTGTTGCCACTGTTACCTCCGGTAATTGTTGTAGCAATATAATCTCGTGATTACCGTCATAAGTCAGGACAAACGTTAAGGGCCCTCGTAGACAGGAGGGCGGTTGTCTACGAGGGCGATCTAGATAATAGGCTTTTTAGAGCCTGTCGTACAGGTAACCCTTTTCTTGCAAGTGCTGAGCAACATGCTTTGCTACCTTGTACTTCTGTCCGGCTTTAAAGGAATAGTGATTTCCTACGCCGATTGTTACAAAATCTAGGTCTTCAGCGACACGGATAATTTGTGTATCGTCTGCAAGACTTACGCCTACGGTTTCAACCTCATCAATAACGGTCGCTACGGCATTTGGATTAGTTAGATCCATGACTTCTGTTTCTAGTTTAGCTGCAGCTTCTGCTGTAGCCATAGAAATTTGACCTGCACGTTCTGCAAGTTCTTCTGCGTGGGCTTTGATTTGAGCCTCACGTTGACGTCCTGTGACGTCTGTTACTTTTGCTTTTGACACGATTAGTATTCTCCTATTGTTTGTGTTGGGGGGCTGGATTTTAAGGCCCAGCCCCCTAACGGGTTAAATTAGTTGGTTTCTGCCAAAACTACAGACTGGTCAGTAATAAGACCAAGACCGTAAATAGCATACCAAGCAAGCGCATGCTCACGACCGAAGTCAAGGATACCGCCATCGCGGAGCTCGACTGGAAGAGAGATTGCGTGACCGAATGCGTTATCTCCAATGAAGATAGCTGTGTAGCGGTCCTTGTTACCATTACCTGTCTTTGTTGCTGGGGTTGTGTAACCGCCACCTGTTGGGTAGACGATTGAACCTGCAGCTACTGCGGTATCAGCTGAGTAGCCTGAGCCAGCTCCGCCAACAACCTTTTCAATCTGTGTAGTTTCGATGAATACTGTGTCATAAAGACGTCCGATTTCACCGAGCATGAAGTTACCTGGAGCTGCGTACTTTGTTACTTCGATGAACTCTGCGTTGTCACGAAGCTTGCGGCTCTGGTGTGGGTGAACGAAAGCGACATATGTCTCGCCCAACCGTGGGATGTTCTTGGTTGCAAGTGTCTCAACTGCGTCCTTAACGGTTGCTGTTGTAAGATCAAATGCACCTGTAAGAGAAGCACGTGAAGTACCCTTTGTGCCGTAGTCATACCAGTTGTTGACTGCGTTTAGTGATGAGCGGTCATAACCGTAGATGACTGAAGATGCAGCCATAAGTGTGTCACGAGCCTGTCCATCAAGATAAAGGGCCATGTTACGGCCAAGAAGACGTGAGGCAGAAGCCATTACGTCATCGAATGAAGCGTTCAATAGAAGCTCAGATACAGCAATTGCATAGCCATGCTCTGCAACTGTGATTGAGAACTGTTGAGCTGTTAGAGCGTTAGTTGACATACGAACGCCTTCAACGAGTGAACCCGCGAAGCCGAGGTTGTTGTAACGCATAAAGTTGATCTGGAGACCAGGTGCAACTCCAAGCTCTGTCTTCTTAACAGCGAACTGTTCGAAGCGAAGGATTGGCATTGACTGGAAAAGGATTTCCTTTGACCAGATGGTCTGAATTGCTTGTGTAAGCTGGCTATTGGAGCCAGAGTACGCTGTAGGTGCTGCGGCTAAATTGCCGGTACCTGTTACGGCTGATGCCATGTCGGTATTACTCCTTAGTTAGATTTGATTAATTCGGTAATTTCTTACCCGAAGATTCCCTTGCCTCGGTCCGATGCGGTTTTACCCAGCAACTTTCCTCGGTATTTTGCGTATTCGGTAACCGACATAGCGGCAATTTGTTCCGCTGTAAACTGATTTTGCTCCATATTAGTGTCCATCGGTCCGGTTGGCGGCGCGGTTACCCGGCTGCCGGTCATTTCTTTACGGGCACTCTGCATTGCAGATTGCGCCGATTCCAGGATCCTTGAGGATCTCTCCCGCAGTCCTGTAATACTCTGTTCGATTTCATCAGGATTGTTTCCTGAAATAAGATCTACTAGCTCAGGCATGATGTTGTCACGCTCTTCTTCTAGGCGGCGATTGCGATACTCTGTGAGTTCCGCGTATTGACGCTCACGCTCTAGAAGAGTGAATGCACGTTCACGCTCTAGGCGTTCTGCTTCCAACTTCTGAGCCCACTCTTGTTCCTTTACTTCAAGAAGTTGACGTACATCCATTTCAGATTCTGCCTTCTTACGGGCTTCTTCTTCAGCTGCAGCTTTTTCAGCTTCCATCTGAGATAGGCGTTCTTCACGCTCTTTTTTGAGGATGTTTAGTTCTTCTTTTAAGGAATCAATTTGCGGATAGAGCTTAGATTTTTCTTGCTCTCGTACTCGCTTTAGATCTTCTTCTGTATAAGCCTTGTCTGTCAAGAGCTCTGTTTTTACTGGTGTTACTTTTGTTTCTGTTGCTACGGGAACGTCTGTCAGGAATGCTTCCTGAGCTTCCGGCGTATCAACGATATTTGTTGTTTCAGCCATGCTTTATCCTTTAGGTTGAGAGGTCGTTGTCCGATTTAGTGCCACGATGACCTGCGGATTGTTAGGTGGTAATAGGTTTCCAAATTCTTACGAATTTGTCTGCCTAAACTTATTATTCTGGTTTGTCCTCATCTGGAGTCCTACTCTTAGGAATAGTCGTTCCGTATGCCTTAGTTACCAGATCTACTTGTACCTGCTGGAGCTCTTGAAGTACGCCTTCTTCCATTGGGCTTATCACTCCAGGCTGGCCGGTTGGGCCAGGTCCGATACCTTCCCCAGGTTTAGCACCTGGAGGCATGCCTCCTTCTTGTCCTTCTGGAAGCATTCCAGTCAAGGAAGCAATAGACGCAGTTATCTGAGTCTGAATTAGCTTTAACGCTCCATCCGCCTTAGCATCACGGATCAGCTCTGCACGAATTTCTTCAAGCTTCTCATCTGGGAACTCTTCGCCTAGTTGACGTAGAGCACCTTCACGGCTTTCTAAGCCCATAGCCATCTTAGATTGGATTTCGTTCAATACGACAAGCTTATCTAGAGGAAGTGGAGGTGGGAAGTGAACTTGAGTCTTAAATGTGTCTGGATCTTGTGGATCAAGAATAGGAAGTTGTTCTGGCTTTATTGGTCCATTGATAGCAGGGTTATAAACAAATACTTCTGGTTCTTTAAAGGCTAAAGTCAACAGAACTAGCTCATTTATCTTTTGCATACCTTCGCCGTATTGAATCATCTTCTGTTGGTAACGATTCATCAATGGCTGGTACTGAATAGAAAGTGCAACACCCGAGGTGTTTGAAATTGGCTGTACCTGTCCAAGTGCGGTCTCTGGTACACCGATCATTTCATGCATCGCTGTCTTGATTATCTTTAGGTACTCCATCGCACCTTGAAGGCCTTGTCCGCCACCTTCTAGGTTAAAGACTTGGGCGTCCTTAGGAAGTCCGCCCCAGACCTTCTTCGGACCTTTTTCAAGGGAAGAGGCCTTAGCACCG